ATTAATGATATCGACGATAATAATACTAGAGTGTATGCAATAAACTATAACATACTCCGTGTTGAAAGTGGAATAGCAGGTTTAAAATTTTAAATTTATATAATAGTAATGGCTGGTGTTGTTCAGCTTTTAGCATCTGGGCGTCAAGACAGGTTTTTTACCATAGATCCAGACTATACATATTTCTTGGAAAGTTTCAAAAAACATTCAAATTTTTCAAGAGAATATGTAGATATAGATGCAGAAAATACGCCAGATTTTGGAGGTAAAGTTAAATTTAGAATACCACAAAATACCGGTGATCTTTTACAAACCCTGAGTGTTAAAATGACGCTTCCCGCATTACCAGATACAAACGGAGCAACGTTCATAGAATCAATAGGTCATGCTATTATTGAATATGCTGATTTAATAGTTGGTGGAAAAATTATACAGAGAATACCAAGTGATTATCTTCAGATATATTCCGAACACTTTGTCACACAAACAAAACAAAGAGCACTTAAACAGCTTGTTGGGAAATACCCCGAAAGAACGATTGATAGACGGGTTTCGGATTATGAAATACTAAATACGGTGGGTCGTGCAGACACAGAAGACAATTTTTTTGTAGATATACCTTTTTATTTTTATAACAACCCAGGACTATGTTTACCACTATGTGCAATTAAAAGACAGGAAGTTGAAATTGAATTAAAACTCAGAAATTATGATCATTTAATTATTAAAAATACAACTGGTGAACTTATAACAAATTTGGAAGAAGGTATAATTCATATTAAAGAACTTACATTATGCGCGGAAGTGATATTTTTGGACCCATGTGAAAGAATAAAAATAGAAAATAAAAAAACTGACTATGTAATTACACAAATCCAAACAAATACATTTGACATAGCAAAAAGTGAAGAGTCTGGTTCATTCAAGTTGGATTTTCTAAATCCCGTAAAAGAACTTTACTTTGTTATTCAGCGACAAGGTGATATAGGCACAGGGGAAGGACAATTCATAACACCATTTGATTATGATAATACACTTGTTGATACAAGTGGAAAGTACATTTTATATGAAAACCTAGATTATTTAACACTTGATTTAGATGGACAACCAATCATCACAAAGGATACCGGTAATGTTATATTTTTAAAAGCTGTTCAGGCGGCGATTCATCATTCAAAAACACAACTTCTCAGACGCTTTTATTCGTATAGTTTTGCTCTTGAACCAGAGAAGTGGTATCCAACTGGTCAAGTAAACTTTAGTCTCGTAAAAGAACAAATACTTAACCTAAGTCTTACACCATGCAACGATTATTCAAGACAAATACGGGTATACGCTATAAGCTATAACACCCTTCGTGTAAGTGAGGGAACTGCCCGAACTCTTTTTGACGTTAAATATTAAGAAAGATGATGAAAACTGGTTTTGGAGAATCTTCAGGAGCTTACGAAGAAGCTCAACAAGAGGCTCTCATTGGTATTCTGATTCCAGTACTTGAAAGAAGCATGATATTGGCAGCAGAATATTCAAAAGCGTGTGGTCGTGATACAGTACTTGGTGAAGATATGGAATACGCCATCAAGTATTGTGTGATGTACACAGTTGGACAGAACATTGGATCAATTTGTCCAGATATTTACGATGAAGAGTCTTCAGATGAAGAAGATATTGAAGAAGTTGATGTGGATGAATGTCCACCCTTTGAGCGATACACGGGCGATGAAACAACTTTCAAACAAATGAATGAAGCCTATGACAGATGGGAAACATGGGTACCACAAAGTCCGGTAGAGGAGATGTTAAAAAATGCCATTAATAGTAATGAGTACATCGGAGCCGGAGGGGTGGACGATTTCTGAATATAAGTCATTAAAAACTACAGATGACTCTGACAGCAGCACTGATGGAGATTCCGATGACGAAGAAGAACAAATCTTCGCAAAGTCACAAATAATCAGGAGACCTAAATACAAAAAGTTAGTTGAAAAGGAGGAGTTGTTACCAGAGTAAAAAATTTTCCCAATGTATAATATAAAAACTCACCATGTCCGGCATGCTCGAACAAGCTATTGACACTGTTGAACTTGTCACCCAAGAGCTCGAAACTCAATCCCTCAATGCTATCGTTGCGGGTTTCTCTTTCGCGGCTGCTCTCAGCTGGAATGACCTCGTTCGTTGGACCATCCAACAACTCATCAAGGTGCCAAAGAACGGCGGCGTCCAATACACCCTCACCGCCATCTTGACCACCCTCTTGTCCATCGCCGTCTATTTGGTTATCGCGCGCATCTCCACTCGCGTTTCCAAGCCAGCGCAACCAGTCTTCGCGATTACTCGCTAAGTTTGGGGCGCTTACGCATTAGGGACAGTAGAACAATTCCAACAAAAATAATTATACCGATAGAAAGATACTCTTTCCATTTATAAACATCGTCCAACTGAGTTGGGATGCTTATTGGTGGTGGCAACTCCTTATTTACAACTTCTGGAGAGACCTTTGGTAGTCCTTCAAGTTTATCCGTACTTCCGTGTATTCTTAACTTTATAGCGTGATCCCGATTCATGAAATCAAGTGGTATAAGTTTGTTATTTTCTTTGTAATACCATTCAATTTTGAGATTTGATATTTCCCTTTGAGGTCCATTATTAAATTCATGTACAAATGAATCATCATTTCCATAAAATGTGTAGTACTCTTGGTATGTACTGTATGTAACATCAGTTTCTGTATTCAGAAACACACCCGTATAAAATGGTGTATTTGTGTATGAATCTTGATTAAGATCATCAGAACCAGATGATATTTTCAAAACAAAACTTTTAGGAGCGACACCTACACCAGCCCTGCCACCACTTATAACACTACTTGAAGATGCTACGTTAGAAGCACTTAATCCAAAAAATTGATTTGGTGTTGTTCTATTTATAACATTTGATGTAAAACCATCTACACCATCGTAAAAGTCAATGTAAAATTCATCACTCGCGTCGAGGTTAGAAAACTCGTAATGGTTATATGTATATATAACTTGATCAACTGTATCACAACCAGATGCTGGTATCGCCGTATCCTGTAAATAACTCGCAAATGTAGTTTCACTTACAGAACCTGAACTAAAAGTTGTATCAAGTGGGTCTATTGTGACATCATATGATCCAAAATCATCCCGAATAGTGAATTTGTTATTGAAATGATTGAAAACTCTGGGTCTGGGTAGTCTTACAGAAATAACTTCAAGTTTTGTAACATTATACAGTGGTGTTTTCAGAGTTACACTGTAGTTATTTGAATATTCATAGATTGCGGTGTCTCTCTCACCTGAATCTATGTCAAGGGTATGGACCTTCATTAAAATATAGGCACAATATTTTAATGATTGTTTTTGTCTATAATCTGATTAAAAATTAGCAAATGCTTTTAGATAATGGGTTGTTCTGGAGTTGTCTCGCCGCTATACCCAAATCCCGGGAGTTGGGGTTTTCATTACCCTTGTAAGCATTAAATTGATGGAATGGTTTTTGTTGGTAATTTTGTGTCCATCCACCATTTGGTCCATTCATACGACCATCAATTCTTGTAGTATCGGAACGAACCGCTGTGAGAGCACCACCTTGCTTGAGAGCGGATTCCCGAACATTCATACGACCTCTGTTACCCATACGGTTCGCCTTACCTCTACGATCTTCTGGACGGAAACCGTACTTCATCAACTCTTCGTTATTCTTGTTGGTTATCTGAGCAGCAACACTTGAGGAGTAAGCACCGCTGAAGTTGGTGATACCTGGCGCCGCGTGGCTGTAGTAAGCAAATTGCTGATCGTTGCGATCACCCTTAAATCGTGTTGGATCCTGTGACATAGTTTGTGCTGGTACAAAACGCTTAGCACCATTAAATGCTAAACCATCATCACGATGCCCGGTTTCGGATCGATTAGTTGTGCGCATTGTTTTTTGGTGACTCGCGCGTGGAATAGCACCCGACATACCTTGAGCACGCCCCGGCATTGTTGGAAGACGTGATGGGAGGAATGATGTTGTTTCTGGTTTGTTGTGGGTGAGTTCGCCAACTAATGATGATCTACCACCTGTAATGTCAGCAGCTGGACCAGTTCGCCCTGGAAGAGTTGTGAGTCTATATTCGCCAACATTAATTGGATTAACTCTAAACAATTGTTGAAAACCACCGGAAGCTGGGGTTCCAGCTCCAACGCCGAGACCTGGACCAACCTGTTGTTTTTCAATTGGTGAAAGATTGTTCATGCGACCTGTATCATACATACGATCTCTCATATTCAATATCTCTTGACCACCACTTCTTTGTTGATATGCGATATCGGCAAAACTTTCAACTTCTCTTTTTGGTTGAAAATCGACACGTGGTTCAAAAGATGGTCTATCAATAAATTGTGGCACGTCGTCTACACTTTCTTCAGGTGTATTTTGAACAACCGGCTGAACAACTCGGGGTGGCTCGGACTTTGGTTTATTACTCAAAGCTCTACCAGTGAAAATTAATCCGGCAATAGCTGCAAGTGAAATGGGATCTGCCATTCTTATTTTTTAGTAACATTTTTATTAGCGTATCTTTGTTGAAAAAGTCCGTTCTGGAGTTCAGCTCGAGTACTCATAGGTTCATAGCTGAGAGTTCGAAGTGGGACTTTACATTCCACGTTCACTAATGGGAAAAGATTACGCTCATATGTTGGAACAATGAGTTTTCCAAATCGGGTAGTACTCTGTGGACGAAGTTCGTCACTCACATCAATGTATCGTGCTGGAGCGCCTTTACCAGCCATATATGGCGCTGTTCCGTACAACATGGTGTTTGGTCGGCAGCTACCACAGTTCAAAGAACTGGGCTGAGGATAAAGAAATATCTCTTCAGTCGCTTTAACTGATGGAAGTGCACCTGAATTTTGAACGATTGCAAGACCAGGCTGAAGTTGGTATGCCATTTATTATTACATGAGAATATTTATGTAGATACGGCGGCGTAACTACCTCTTGAAGACCTCATATCTCCGGAAGCATCAAGTCCACCATACGCTTCTAATTGAACACCACGGGCATTTGGATCACACATTTTTGGGTTATTTCTGCAAAGATTCCCATTTTTAGGACCATAGCACCATTCCGCAAAACTGGTTTGATCGCCTGGTATATTAGAAACTGGCATTGTTACAAACTGTCTAGCTAAAGCATTTCGCTGATATTGTGGCATGGCTGTACGAGATCTACCACCATCATAAGGAACGCGGTTTACAAGATATTTATCAATAGATGGTTTTACGGTCGAGTAATAACATGATTCGAGACGGTTTGGTGCGTCGGTGTAATCTGTTATAAGAACATTACCCATTGGGTTATCTTCTGTGGGCAATTGACAAACTGGTTTACCATTTACAGATAAACCATAACCTTCCTTTATCATTTTAGATTTGTACATAACATAAAGAACACCCAAAACGGTTCCACCTAGAACAAAAATACGTGGGTCGCGACGAATGAGATAAATGATGCAACAAGCATAAATTACAAATCTTGAAGCTGAATTAATTCTATCTTCTGAGGTTTGGCTACGATTTGGCCAAAATTGTGTAACTTGATCAGCTTTAATTAGCTGCTGAGGATCGTCAAACCAAGCCTTCATTTAGTATAACATGAGGTTTATTTTTTTGGGAGACTACCAAGCATACCACCCATCATCTTCATGAGAGCCTCTTGATCAATTTGACCACCATTGGTTTCCATCTTGTCGGCACAATCCTTGGCAATGGTTTCAATAAGACCAAGTGTTTCTGCTGGAATGGCTGTAATGGTGGTGCCAAGCATGTAGAGAGTTTGAAGGTACTGCCATGTCGCAGCCTTGGTATTGTCACTCATTCGGTTCCAGTAACTCTTGATGTTAAGATCCTTCAACAATTCAATCTTTTCAATCTCTTCGAGAAGGAAGGACTCATCCTTGGAAGAGATCTTGTCGGCGTACGGAGTAACACCCTTCATGAAACCATCGACAATGAGTCGTGGGTTTGTTTGCTTGAGCATTTCAAAAGATGTAG